TAGGACACCCTAAGCCTAAGCATGATGACTGGACTCAGTACTCAGCTGATATGAAGTACCGTTGTCAAGAAGATGTTGAACTAAATTACAAGGTAGCCGTGGCTTTAAAGTCAGAGGGCGTTCACCTAGGGAGCGAGAAGGCAGCGTACATAGAACACCTAAGCCAACACCTATTGCAGTTGATGACTGAGTATGGGTTTGCTCTTGATGTACCTAAAGCTCACAAGTTGTTCGCCCTATTGAAGTCTAAAGCTACTACATTAGAAGAACAGATAAGAGAAGCGGCACCTGACCTACCTATTAGTAAAGGAGAAGTGACACCTAAGTATAAGAAGCTTGACGGTAGCTTGAGTAAGGTAGGACTCAAGTGCTTAGGTGATAGGTGGGAGGACTGTAGTGGTCCCTTCACTAAGATAGACTATCAAGTATTTAATCTTGACTCACCTAAGCAGAAGGTCAAGCGTCTTGAGGGGTGGTGGCACCCTACTATACACACTAAAGGTTACCGTAACCTACTAGCAGTACAGCAGTGGGGTAAGAAAGATGAGAAGCTGACAGATGAACAGTTCAATGAGAGAACTAGGTATATGTGGCAGCTATGTGAAGAGAACTTTAATACCATAACAGATGATGCCCCTCAATCCTTGAGGTTACTCGGTGAGTATGCTATGGTAACATCTAGGTACAAGGAGATAGAAGGATGGTTAGATGCACTCGGTACTGATGATAGAGTCCACGGTAACGTACACTCTATTGGGGCTATCACTCATCGTATGTCTCATAGTAAACCTAATATGGCGAACATACCGGGAAGTGGGAGCCCCTATGGAGAGGACTGTCGCTCTTGTTTCACTGTACGGGACCCTCTTCGTTATAGTCTGTTGGGCTGTGACGCTAGCGGCATCCAACTCAGAATACTTGCTCACTATATGAATGATCCTGACTACACTCATGAGTGTGTCAATGGTGACATACATGAGAAGAACTTAACAGCTATGGGTATAGACAAAGGAAAGTTACATGAAGACGGTAAACATGAGTCAAGAGACATCGCAAAGACTTTTATCTACGCTTGGTTACTCGGAGCAGGAGACGAAAAGGTTGGAAGTATATGCGGAGGTGACAGTGTATTCGGAAGAGATGTCAAAGAAACATTTCTTGCATCACTTCCCTCCCTCGCAGCCCTCAAGCAACGGGCCAAGCAAGCAGCTGGACTTGGAAGATTGGTTGGACTCGACGGTAGATACCTAGAGATCAAGTCAGAACACTTCGCTCTGTCTGCTTACCTACAGGGTGCTGAGTCTTGTATCATGAAACATGCTATGGTACAGTGGCACAAGTGGGTACACGAACGAGGACTAGACGCACGAATGGTTGCAGTGGTACATGATGAGTTCCAAGTTGAGACTTTGAATGAACACTGTGATGAAGTAGGTGACCTCATTATCAAGAGCATAGTTAAGGCTGGTGAACACTTCAAGCTTAACTGCCCCCTTGATGGTGAGTATAAGACTGGAAAGAATTGGTATGACACACATTAATTTGAGAAAGGAGTTGACTATCTAAAAAATATAGGGTATACTATTAGTATAAGCAAACAACTTAACCTCTTTAGGAGTACTAACATGGCTGTATTAGCAGTAAACGACATCGAAGGCACCCTCTACTGGCCCTTCCTCCGTACCTTCAACACCAAGTTCAATGCTGATAACACTAAGTATCAGGTTGACATGGGTAACCTGTCTAAGAAGGCAGTGAAGGTCTTAACTGAGATGGGTATTGAGGTACGTAACAAGTCTGATGAGAAAGAAGACTTCATTACCGTACGCTCTAAGTTTCATGTAGCTGTCCTCGATGAAGACGGTGATGAGATCGACGCTACCAAGGTAGGTAACGGCACTAAGGCATCAGTCAAGGTACAAGCCTACAATACTATGGGCTTCCCTGACCGTGTGTTCAATGGCATGGGTGACATTACAGTTACATCTTTAGTAACATACAACGCTAGTTCAGGTGATGCACCTATCACGCCAGCTAAGGGTAGCAACTCTGACTTGGATGATACCTTTAGTTAAGTAGACGGCAGGGCCTAGGTTTCGTTTAGAGTAATTGCCTAGGGTGTTAGTAAGAGGTGGTAGACTAACACACTTTATAACTCGAAAGGATACAACAATGGCTAAGATAGACACACTAGTAGATGACATCAATGGCATCTTAGATACCGGAAAGGTACCTAACAGTGCCAACTTAGGCGACTTACTGGATGACATGAAGAGTGCTATCCATAAGCAGATGGACCCTGCTAACAGACAGAGAGACAACTATCTTCGTATGTCTAACATCGGTAAGGGTGACAGGCAGGTGTACTACGAGGTGAAGGGTAACCCTACAGCTGAGGTCCTCACCTCTGACACTAGACTGAAGTTCTTATACGGTGACATCATTGAAGCTATCCTGATCTACTTAGCTAAGGAGGCAGGGCATGAAGTTGAAGATGAACAAGCAGAGGTTACCATTGACGGTATCAAAGGACATATTGATTGTAAGATTGATGGTGCTATGGTTGACGTTAAGAGTGCGAGTGCTTACGGGTTCAAGAAGTTTGTTACGGGCTCTCTGTTTGAAGCTGATGCCTTCGGGTACATCCCGCAGATTAGTGCGTATGCACACTGCAAGGATACTGAGGACGCTGGCTTCCTTGTCATGGATAAGGTGAAAGGAGACCTTGTCTATATGGACGTACCTAAAGAGAAACGTATTGATCCTGTGGCACGTATCAGTCACATGAAAGAAGTAGTAGCAGCAGATGAACCTCCACCTCATTGCCATGATCTAGTACCTGAAGGTAAGTCTGGTAACATGAAGCTAGGTGTTAACTGCGGTTACTGTCCTCACAAGCAGGAGTGCTGGAAGGATAGCAACGATGGTAAGGGACTACGTCTCTTCTTATACTCAACAGGGCCAGTGTGGTTAGGTGAGGTAGGTAAGGAACCTAAAGTCCATGAGGTAGTAACATGATTGACATAGAAGAGCTGATTAAAGAGCTTAAAGGTCTCAACAACTTCGATGAAGAGACTGCTCATGTGATAGCAGATGATCTCTTATGTCAACTCCTAAGAGAGCTAGGTCACGATGATGTTGTTGAGGCTTACCTCTTAGTAGATAAGTGGTACGCATAATGGCAACTAAATATCAGAAGATGATGAAGGGAGCTGGAGGGTACAGGTCTAAACTAGAGAAACGTATAGCTGATGACTTGCTATCCCGTAAGGTTAACTTCACTTACGAGAGAGATGTTATTAAGTGGACTAAGCCAGAGACTTACCATCGGTACACTCCTGACTTTGTTCTTCCTAATGGTATCATCATCGAAGCTAAGGGTTTGTTTGAGTCGAAGGATAGAAAGAAGCATCTCTACATCCAAGCTGAACACCCTCACCTAGACATCAGGTTTGTCTTCAGTAGCCCTCAGAGTAAGATATACAAAGGGTCTAAGACTACGTATGCTGACTGGTGTAACAAGCATGGCTTCAAGTATGCAATGAAACTAATACCAAAGGAATGGATCAATGAGACAAGACAGTAGAGGAACACCCTTAGACGTGTGGCCTTATGAGCATCGTCTTATCCCTACCCAGTTATCAGTCACGGACCTAGAGTTGGATGGACCTATACCTCTTCACTCTTTCCTTAAGCTGGTGTCTACATGTAAATCATTAAAGGTAACAACACCATGAGTAAAACACACTTAGTAATACCAGATCAACACGCTCACCCTGATCATAGCAACGAACGCTTTGAATGGTTAGGTAAGCTGATCGTAGACCTTAAGCCTGATGTCGTTATTAACATGGGTGACATGGCAGACATGCCTTCACTGTGTTCATACGACAAAGGGACTAAAGGATTTGAGGGCCGTAGGTACAGCAAGGACATTGAGGTTACACTAGACGCACAAGATAAGATGTTCTCTTATGTACGTAAGGCTAAGAAAAAGAAACCTAAGTTTATAATGTGTGTAGGTAACCATGAGAACAGAATTGATAGAGCTATTAGTTGTGACGCCATACTTGATGGGACTATTGGGATTAGTGATCTACAATTTAAGGAGTTCGGATGGGAGGTATATCCCTTCCTTACTCCTGCTGTTGTTGATGATATTGCTTACAGTCACTATTTCACAAGTGGTGTTATGGGTAGGCCAGTAGGAGGAGAGAACCCAGCTAAGTCTCTACTCACTAAGCAGCACATGAGTACCACAGCAGGGCACACACATACCCTTGACTTCGCTACCACTACTAACGCAGCAGGGAAGCGCATCAATGGCCTAGTGTGTGGCTGTTACACTACAGAGGACAGCGGCTGGAACAACCCTCAGTCAGAGGGCCTATGGTGGTCAGGTGTAGTCATTAAACGATACGTTGAGGATGGGAGCTATGACCCTCAGTTCGTATCAGTTAAAGCATTGGAGGCTGAGTATGGATAACATAAGACAGTTCGTTGAGCCTGAGACACTACGGGTTATCCTCTCTGATAGGTACTCAGCGGCAGAGGTAGTAGATAGGTTAGACATCTCTACTGATGACATCCTTGACAATTACCTATCGGACGTGTATAATAATATCATGGCCTTTGAAGAGGTCCTATATGAACTAGGATTAGATTACTATGGAGAACCTATCGAAGACAAGGAGAGCTAAGAGGAGACGTAACAGTATAGCTGCTGACCTACGTACACCTAAATATAAAAGTAGAGTAGTAGAAGATAGAACCATTTACAATAGAAAGAAGGATAAGACTTATGGCAGAAGAAGACATGGTGATGGAAGAGATGGTGACGACAACCTTTAACCCTGATATCTTAGTGAACCGCTTTGACCTATTGATACGCTTAGTAGCTGCAATGAATGAAGTAGGAGCTGAAGATGCTATCCTCTTAGAGAGAGCTTGTGAGTTAACACTACGCTCTATCGAAGAGGGTATGTCACATAAGACACAGGAGTTATTCCATTGAGTAAGCTATCCCCAAGAGAGATAAGAGTATACGACTTCCATAAAGCTTTTGAGTTAGACTTAGAGGTAATGAAGCCATCAGGTGTCCTTCTTGCTCTACGTAGACGCTTGATTGAGGAAGAGACAGCTGAGGTAGTAGCTGAGATAGACAAGATGGAGATGGAGTTGATACGTGGTAAACCTATCACTACAGAGTTATACGCTGCTCTCGCTAAGGAACTTGCTGACCTACAGTACGTCCTTAGTGGAACTATCATTAGTCTGTATGCTATTAGCCGTGACTTCAGTGCCGTATTTAATAGGGTCCATGAGTCTAATATGTCTAAGCTTGGTGATGATGGTAAGCCTGTCTACCGTGAAGATGGTAAGGTAATGAAGGGACCTAACTATAAACCCCCTTTCTTAGAGGATTTGATACGATGAGTGGAGTAGTCGCTAACCTCCCCCCTGACACTATTGCATGGTTACAAACGAAGGCTTTAACAATGCACATGCGTCCTTCCTCTTTACTAGACAGGATCGTTCAAGAGTACATTAACAAGGAGAGAAAACCAAAATGAAATACGGAGTAAAGGCAGTAGGACCAGCAGACTATGACTCTGAGACTGGAAACTTCACAGAGGATAAAGGTACTTACCATGTCTGTGAGTCTAGTGATGCAGCCTACCATTTAATGAACTCTCTTACTGATGAGTCTGGAGAGTATAGCGCTGACATTATTGTTATATACGAGAAAGGAGACTTTGAATGAACTACGGACCACAGATACCAGCATGTAAAGAAGTATACAACATGAAGTACCCTCTCCCTAATGAGTCCTTCAGTGAGGCGTGTGCTAGACAAGCAGCGGCCATGAGTGACTCAGAGGAGCACCGCTCTGCTCTTAAGGAGATGGCATTGAACCAACGTATCCTATGGGCAGGTAGGGTACAGTCAGCTATGGGAGCACCAAAGAATGTTACAGCGTTTAATTGCTTTGTGTCAGGTATTATTGAAGACTCGATGGACTCCATCATGGACAAGGCTAAGGAAGCCGCAGAGACTATGCGTAGAGGTGGAGGCATTGGTTATGACTTCTCTCGTATCCGGCCTAGTGGTGACAGGATTGTTAGCCTCGGGTCACCTGCTTCTGGTCCTGTCTCTTTTATGCGTATCTTTGATAGCGTTTGTGATACTATCATGTCTGCCGGACTAAGACGAGGGGCTATGATGGCAGTACTACGTGTAGATCATCCTGACATTGAACACTTTATAAGGGCTAAGCGTGATGAGAAGTCTCTTACTAACTTTAATATCTCAGTGGGTATCACTACTGAGTTCATGGAAGCAGTCGCTAAGAAAGGTACCTTCGATCTCAAGTTCAACGGTCAAGTCTATGACACGATAGATGCTACCTTCCTATGGGATGAGATCATGCGTTCTACATGGGACTACGCAGAGCCGGGAGTCATCTTCTTAGATCAGATCAACAAGGAGAACAACGCCGCATATCTTGAGGTGATTGAGGCTACTAATCCCTGCGGGGAACAGCCACTACCACCCTACGGTGCTTGTCTGTTGTCTTCCTTTAACTTAGTTAAGTACATCAAGGAACAATACCAAGTACCCCAATCACAATCATTTGACTTCAAACAATTCAAGGAGGACATCCCACATGTTGTACGCGCTCTTGATAACGTCATTGATCGCACTGAGTACCCCCTTGTTGAACAAGAGAAGGAAGCTAAGCGTAAGCGCCGTATGGGTATTGGTATCACTGGGTTGGCTAACGCTCTTACTCTCCTTGGCTATACTTATGGGGAACCAGATGCTGTAAGGTTTGCTAGGAAAGTAACTAAGACCCTTATGTGTGAGGCATACACTGCATCAGTGGAGTTAGCTAAAGAGAAGGGACCGTTCCAATACTACAGTCCTACGTACCTTGAAGGCCCCTTCATCAAGCGTCTACCTGAAGACATACAAGAAGGGATAAGAGAACATGGTATTAGAAATAGTCATCTCACTTCTATTGCTCCTACTGGTACTATAAGCTTCACGGCTGATAACATCAGTAGCGGTATCGAACCTGTGTTTGCTAACGTAACACACAGGACTATCTTAACAGAAGAAGGACCACAAGTAGTAGCAGTTAAGGATCACGTCTATCATTACTATGGTATCAGGTCTATCACAGCAGATGAACTATCTACGGATGCTCATCTAGCTATGCAGATAGCAGTACAGCCCTTCGTGGACAGTGCAGTATCTAAGACCATCAACGTAGGTGACAACGTAACCTTCGATGAGTTCAAGGAAGTGTACATGAAAGGATGGAAGGGTAAGCTCAAGGGGTGTACTACCTTCAGGGCTGCAGGTAAACGCTATGGTATCTTGAATAAAGCTGAAGAGGAAGTTAATGATAACGAGGGAGCAGCTTGCTTCGTAGACCTAGAGACCGGACAGAAGGAGTGTGGATAATGACTGTACTTTCTACAGAGGTATATAAAGGGTTAGTCATTGCAGAGTGTGGGGCTTTGTTTTGTTCAGGGTGGAACGTGTATAAGGACACGGGTACGTTAGACGATACAGGAGACGCTGTCTATAAGAAGCAGAACGAAAGTATGTCCTTCTTTGACTCAGTAGAAGCAACTAAACGATGGATTGATAAGGAATGTAGCTAATGACTAACTTTAACTACGAAGAATATAAATCAATTGAATGTGGAGGAGACCCTATGGTATATGGTAACGCTAAACAGAAACCCGGTAAGTTACTTTGGACTGACATAGAACCTGACCCTATCGTAGCTAAGGTTCTAAAGCGTATGACTGATAGAAGCAAGGAGGGCATAGAGAAGTACGGTTGTACTATGACGCGAGAGGATGTAACAACAGTGGGTTGGATAGACAACGCCATTGAGGAGCTACTGGATGCTAGTATATACTTAGAACGATTGAAGTATGACCTTAGAACAAAGGATAGTTGTTATACAGAGGGGGTTTGTGATGGCAAGTGAATCAGACTTCTCGGTACGAGGTGAGAAGCAGAAGCCTACCACTAAAACGTACCGTGACAACTATGATAGTATCTTTAATAAGGAGAAGAAAGATGATCAAGTCCCCAGCAAAAGCAATAAGAGCTAAGTGTCTGGACTGTTGCTGTGGATCAGCTAATGAGGTTAATATCTGTCACCTCACTGACTGCCCTCTCCATGCCTTTAGATTTGGTAAGAATCCCTACACTAATAGAGTACTTACAGACGAACAGAAGGAGGCTGCGGGGGCTAGGTTAGCTAAAGCTAGGGAGGATAAGAAAGCAGCTTAATTAACTCTCATTTACTTACAAAATAAGGAGCTTAACTACTACTTCTTTACATAACAGAAAGCTTAAATAGCTACTTACCTCTAAGTTTGTTTAACATAGCTGGTACACCTTTAATAGCAAACGTAGAAGCAAAGGCTACACCCATTAAGTACCAGTACTCATCAGGTACGTTAGTCTTAAGGACAATGAAAGCTTCTGATATTCTTAATACCATATCAGGTTCATTGAAGACAGCAGCAAGGAACATAGCTACGAAGGGAGATGTAATGACAATAAGTCCATACTCGTCCTTCCAGCTTGTTCCTTGGTTCTCTGCTTGTATCTCTTCCCACCTCTGATCACCTTGGATGGTAGTAAGCTCACGCTCATGTTTAGCTTGCTTCACCTCAGCCTTATTAGACAGGTACTGCTTACCTATACCGAAGATGCCTGAGATTAGTGGTCCTATGAATGGTATCACTGTATTCTCCTTACTTTTTCTTCTTAGGTTTAGTGTGAGAAAGCATCTTACTATCCTTGTTATGCTTTGCTTTTGTCATTAGCTTACCATTTGTTTTATGGGTAGGGCCAGTATAGACTTTTCCATTTGGTAAGTAATGTGTTTTATCTTTTGCCATATGACTTCTCCTCTTTATTTTTACCATTTTTTACAACTCCAGTACCTAGCAGTAAGTTTACTAGGTGGCTTGGTGTCACATTTATGTCTTGCCCTAAAGCTTTTCTTGCGTTTAGGTTGGCTTTTCTTGATAGTCATGTTGGCATCACCAAATCTAATTATCTTTTCTGTACCTTTTTGGCAAGCCTTAACGACAAACTTCTTACCTCCCTGCACTTGACGTTTAGGTTTGTTACAAGACATTTTAGATTTATTAATAGCCATTAGTTCTTCCCTTTATGAATGATACCATTTATTTATCCTCTATTACCATCCACTCCATGCTTAAGCTCAAGGTCTTGCAGGAGCTTGATAGCTTGTGTAGCCATGCGAAGGGCTAGGGTTGCTATATCTTCTTTCATGTTAATACCCTAACCACTCACGAATAGTCTTTAATGAGGAAGAGTCATCAAACGTCTTTGTTTCTAACTTCTTCCCTTTAGACCACTCTTCAGCAACTACTTTACCTGTTCTTGGACTATCGTAGTAGTATTGTCCGTACCTTTCAGAAGGAGGAAGAGTCATAGGGTCAACCGACTGCCATCCGTGATCGTCTAAGATACGTTCAATACCTGATTGATTAGGTTTAGTAGATAAAGGTCCTCCTTGAATACGTATATCTTCTCTAGTTTTACCTTTACTTACTAGAGTTTTACCTAAGCTTTTAATCTTCTGTGACCCCGGCACTACTACACCAGCTAAACCAGCTACCATCTCAGCTACACCTACCGCAGCACCCATAGCGTCACCTTGCTTGAGGGCTTCCATTGTCTTAGAGCTACCAGCTACAGCATCAGCTATATCCTGACCGGGAGAGACTAACTTAGTAAGTTCAGTGACCATAGTAGTCCCGAACTCTTTATCGAAGTCACCTCCAGTGTCTAGAGACATGAAGTCTCCTTCGGTTTCAGGGGAGAGTGTGTCTTCCCCTTCGCCCCCTCCTGTTAAAGAAGTCTCAGAAGAACCTCCTATTAAAGAGTTAGCAGGACCTAAGTCTAATTTAACTTTCCTTGCGTTACCTTTAGATACAGGGAACATACCTTTAGGACCAAACAGCTGACCTACAATATTATCACCGTCATCCTCGTAATCATAGACATCTTCATAAATTACATGACCTCTATCGTCTATGTACACGTTAGTAGCCCTACCAAAAGCAAAGGCAGCAGCTATCTGAGGGTCTACAAAGGATTTAAGAGCTGCTTCACCTACGACACCTACCTCACCTAAAGGGTGATCAACAGCAGCAGCTTGACGGGCCTTCTTGTGAATCACATCAGTGACTTCTTTACCAAACTGGTTGTACTGTGTCGAGGACTTACCTCTCTTAATCTTCTCAAGGGATACCTCTTTAATAGAAGATAGAACACTCTGTGTGAAGTCCTCTTCAGTAATATCCCTAGTCAGAGAAGAAGGAATAGGTAACCCAGACCTCTCAAACAAGGAGAGAGCCATCTGATTGATAGCTAACTCAGCATGATCTGTTTCAAGTAAGTTAAAGGTACGCCCTTCGAACTCTTTAGGAAGTCCCTCCATCTTAGGTATCTCAACAGCTTTGAGAGGTATGGATGCTTGTGCTTCATTACCTCCAAAGAGAGAAGCTAAGAACCCGTCCCCTTTATCTGCACCCTTTGACTGAAGCTTACCCCAAGTACCTTTACCTACAACACCATCAGGCTTAAGACCATTATCTGTTTGGAACTGTTTAACAGCTGTAAGAGTCTTAGGTCCGAAGATACCTTTGTCTTTTCCTGTAAACATACCTAACATATCTTGTAATCC